AGAGAAATATCAAACGTCAACCCCGCCGCCGTTCCTGATAAGTTAGCGGGGACGTAAAGTTTTGTTAAATAAACATCGTCACCGATTCCAAGCGTTGCAATATAATCGACCAATGCTTGTTTAATTGAGTCAGCGTATGCTGTTAAATATCCTGATAAAGCGGAGATTGTTACCTCAACCTTAATGGTTACATTTGTGGGGCGGTAGAAGTTGATTGTATTTGGTACACCGTATCGGTCATAAGATGTTGCCGATGTAGTTCCGTATGTTCCAGTGCCTGGAGTTTTACGAAGTGCGATAGCATCTGCGATTGCTTGAGTCGTGCCGCCCTCTACCACTGCCGAAATATTGTGCGCTGGTATTCCGTCAGCATCAGTTACGTTACTATCATTCTCATATACTTTTGAACGGGTAACCCCTATTGTATTTGCAATGCCGCCTTTTATTCCTTCAAGGACTGAAAGCGAAGGCATAGCGGTTGATACTCTTTGGCGGGTGCGAAGTTCCGCATCTGTTTCCATATTGCGCCCTGCGGTTGCCGCTAATATATTATTGACGGTTTGCCATCCGAGTGTTGGAGTTGCTATCTTAGTGATCGTTGCGGATGAAGCCGTAATAGCCCCTGCTGTTTCTGACGTTGCCGTGATTACAATAGAGCCGCCCAAAGGGATCGTGACCGTTGTAGGTAGATTCCATTTAGCCCCGTTTGTATCTTCTGCTTTACCGTTTGTTATGACTGTTCCAGCTGTTCCAATGATTGTTAAATCGACTGTGCTATTTGTTGCGGTTAATCGTCTAATTCCGTTTGTCTTTACAGTAGAAGATAGCCATAAACCCTGTGCGAAGGTAGGAGAGAATTGAGTAAATGCCGCCGATACAATCTGGCACACGTCATAAATAGAAGTTGCACGAATGGCGAGGTTTTGCCCATCTTGACTATCGGGGTCAATATAAGCGTCAATCCCATAGATAGATTGAAAATCTGAGGTAATACGAGCGAGTAGCGTTGGATAATCCGCATAATGAAAGCCTGTGCTATCAAAATAAATCAAGTCATTAAACGCCATTATAAAACCTCATTAATTACGGCTGTACCGTATGCTGTGGATATTGTAACGGATACGCTGAACTTTCTCAAATCGGGATTAAAGGATGATGAGTATGAAGTTATCTCTGTAACTCCTTCGGTATTTACAATTCGGTCTTTAATAATTGAGTCCACGTCGTCAATGGTGTATTTGCCCATAACTCCACCGAGATAAGGAGTGCCTTCTGTAATATCTAAGAACCAATCATTCTCCCAAAGCTTTAGGCGTGTGATTACGGACTGCGAAACTCCGAGCGGATCGTTACGGTAAAAGCTGTTACCATTTCCCCCAAAAGTATAATCACCTTCGTTGTCTAATTTTCTGTATATCATACTGGCGCTCCTGTATTTGATAACCCTGTTGTTACACCGCTATGCACATGATTTTTCAATGACTTATTCCCTCCGATAACGTCGGTTGTAGCAGTCAAAGTTCCTCCCACATTTACGTTACCTGTAAACGTAGCTAATGGGGTTGTGACTGTCATTGAGGTGGGTGCGGTGATGTTTACTTTTCCCGTCTTATCTACCTCTATAAGTGTGTTATGGTCATCGCTTCTTATTTGAAGGTTTGCCGTATCCCATGCGGTTACGGTTCGAGCTTGTGAGCGTGTTCCGATAATAGCAAAGCCATCCGATAAGTCGTGCATCCGAAATTCCATCGCTTCTTGAACTCCCCCAGATTGCCACCAACCGTCGATGCACCGTGAAGCGAAAACAACCAAACATTCATCACCGATCGCAACTGGAAACGTAATCGAATACCCCCCAGCGGTCGGAAATACCATAGGGACATCCACAAGCATAGGGAGATTAACTGATTGAGTAGATCCGTTTGGGTTTGTCGTAGTGCCTTTTATAGCGGGTTGCGCTGAAATGGTATTAGCGTCAAAATCGACAGCCGATACGATACAAGGCAAAGCCGTCCATAAATTAGCAAGGTTTGAGTCAAACGCCATTCGTAGCGTTTCTTCCTCATCAGATATGCGCTCCCTTCTATCCATTTTTTACCTCTTCCCCCGTAGGTGCTGATTCGTCAATATCTATCGCTATCATATCACAATACCAATCAGTGCCCCTCGTGTCGCCAGTGTATTCGATTTTAATAACTTTGTATGCCCCATCGTCTGCGATTGTCGCTGGTTTATCGGCTGGTTTCTTTTTTTCACCCGATTTTGTAGTTTTGTTTTCCGATATTGTAGCCAACTCAATGTCTTTATTATTGACAATTATTCTTCCACCGATTTTAATCATAGGGTTAAGAAGTGCGCGAACTTTTATACCGTCGTTTGTCTGCTCTGGCGTTCCGATTAATCCGCTTTTTGAATTCAACAATATTGCTTGTGTCGGCAATAGTCCTTTTATCGGGATAACCTGTAATTTGCCATCTTGAATAGACCAATCGGAATCCGAACTTTGAGCCGATTGTCTTAGGTAGTCGCGCGAGTTTCCATACATCACCTTACCTCGTGCGAGTTTCTGCCCTCCAACTTCTCCAACGTGTCCGACGGTTGTTCCGTGTTCTGCCATAGGTTCGGCGGCGGCGTTGATATGATCGGTAGGTGATGACCCTGCCGCTAAAGTTGTATTGACCACCGCGAAGTTATAAGAAGCGTCACCATCGGAGGCGAATATGTGCAAATAGGTATCTGTTCCATTTTCACGCCCTGTCTTAATTTGTTTGGCTGTACCGTCAAAAATAACAGCAAAATTATCCTTATATCCTGCTTGTAAAATAACGCGGGAAAATTCACGCTGAATCTGTGCCGATGTTTCAGAGGATAAATTATAAACTTTTATTTCCGCTTCGTTAGGGGTTTGGACTGACGTTTTTTTAATGGTGAACGTAATTCGTAATTGTGACACATCAACACCATTGCCGTCGCCCCCTATTATAAGGCTACATTTTCTATTCCATTGTTCCATTTTATGCCGTCACGTAATAGAGGTTAGAGTCTGCGCCTAAGTTGTCGAGTGTCGGGATAGCCATCGGGTCGCCATCGGTATAGACTACCAACGCCCCGATAAATCCAAGCTCAGGAAACGGCTCTAATAGGTCGCATCCTGTAATAAGTGGAAGCCCTGCAATTATGGATACGTTTGTGGCGGTATTTTTTAAATCAATAACCCAACCGCTATATTCATTCCATCGTTGGAAGATTGTTATTTCTGTTCCATCTAAAGAGATTGAGAACTCTTGCGGAATACTTGTTAATGGGATTAGATACTCAGCCAAGTAGACTCCTTAATGCGGATTTCTTTTTCTCTTCTTGTACGGGTTGAGCTTGTTTGCTTCCCGCTTTTTCAGTTGCCCCCGTTTTCCCTGCGTTCTTTTGCTTTGCTCGTGCTGGTACATTCGTAACAGTTACCGATACGATAATCACTTCGGTGAGTTCCGCTTCGACTTTTAGAATAGAGTTTGTGTCTTTATTTGTAGTAACCGATAGCGATTTAATCATCATGTTTTTATATGACCGCTTACCCGTCACTACGTCCATAGGCTCATTTTTGTTTTGTAAATCTAAAAGCTTTTTGTATGTTATGTTTATATCATCTTTCCCGAACATAACCGACATTTTAAGAGTCATAGGTTTTTTGTACGAATGATCGCTTATCGCCGCTCCTTGCTGTACGGGGTGTTGTGTAATCTCTATTTCGTCCGTGTGTGTTTCTTCAACTACTACGTCAGGGATTATGCCACCGATTGAGCGTATGACTGCCATTAACGTGCCGCTCCTCTTACATTTCGTGTCATTGAGGCATTAACGTCTTTTTGTTTATTCGCTACGGCTTGTGCTGTGGCTTGTGGGTTTGCTCCACCTGATACGTTAATGGTTGTAGCTTGATTCATATTTGCGCCCCCTGATACCGCCGCTCGTGCTTGGGGCGATGGTGCGGACGAACCTCCTCCGAATATTCCTCCAAGAGATGAAGCCATTTTAGACATTCCATCAAATTTATCTCCGAACCATTGGAAGAAACTTGCAAACCATGTACGAACGGTTGACCAATTAGATATTAGCAATGCCCCTGCCGCTATTAATGCACCGATAGCTACAACCACCAACCCGATAGGGTTAGCCGCCATAGTGAGGTTAAATAATAACATTCCTATTTGAACTGCTTTAAGAATAGATTGATATGCCGTCATTGCTACTGTGACTATATTCATAGTTATGGCGTATCCTGCCATTATCGCTTTTGTTGCTAAGACTGCTACTCCAAGCCCTGCAACAGTTGAAGCAACCCAGAACATCTTAGCCCCAAAGTCACTACCCCAATCGATTAGGGATTCTCCGCCTTCTTTCCATGTCATAAAATCATCATAAAGAAGTAATGCGCCAGCTGCCAAAGCTACTATCATTCCGAGTGGAGATTTTAGGAAACTGAGATTTAGGAATTTCCAAGCGGCTACAACAAGAAGGATTTTACCAGCTAACCCACCCGTAATATCTTGTAATTTTCCCCAAAGATTTAATGCTGTCCCGACTGCACTATTCGCAACTTCAATCCCCCGCGCAAAGAACTGTATAAATGCTTGACCAACTCTTAGAATTACATTAAGTATAGGCGATATTGCCTCAACTATTCGTTTCCCATTGTCTTGTAATTTGTGGCGCATTTCCTCGAATGTTTTACCCATACGGTCAAGCCCTGCGCGAACCTTTGGCATAAGCTTGACTGCAAGTGATTCCCATAATGTAGTAAACCAGTGCCATAATAAACGTGCTTCCGTTTTCATGCTTATCATTGAGGCTTGAAATGCTTTCGATTCTTGAACGGCTTGTTCAAAGTCTAACCCCACCGATTTATCAGTAGTAGCCATTTCTTCTTGAATTTTTGCGATGTTTCCAAGTTCACCATTAAACATTCGGAGGAGTTGAGGGTCTAAGCCCATTTTCTCCATAATCGCCATCGCTTGACCGCGATCCATCGTTGCGAGTTTGGCTTGTAAGTCTCCCATTACTTCGGTGACTGGACGGACTTTACCCGCCGTGTCTTTGGCTTGGATGCCTAATTTTTCAAGGATGATCTTACCGCGACCGATTCCGAGCGCGGCTTCACCGACAACTTTGTTCATAGTTTCGAGAGCGTTTTCAGCGGCTTCACCACCGATACCGATCATTTCGGCACTGTCAACAAAATCGTCAATCTCTGAGGCTGTGGTATTGTACTTTTGAGCTAATAAATCGAGCTGATTAAATTCTGCGGCTACTTTTGAAACCCCCGCAACGATAGCGGCGGCGGCGGCAGTAGTGACAGCACCTAAAGCGGCGGCACGAGTGGAGGCAGTTGCGATACCATCAGTAAACTTTCGCAGTCCTGCTTCATCAATTTGGAAGCCCAAACCAACAAGGAACTGTTTGATAGTGTCATTCATTCACAAGCCTCCTTAAATCGTTCTTCGTTTTCAAATTTTACCGTAAGCGCCTCATTTAGTAAAGCCACGTCCTCGATAGAAAGTGTGCCGTCTATAAGGCTCTCATATTTAATAAGTCCGTGCATAACTGGACGTAAAATCCAGTCCTCCCCATCGGGAAGGGATACCCAAGTTACTGAGCGTTTTGTTTCAGGCTGTCGAGGTTCAAATGTGACCCCATTCCGTCCAAAAAACCGCTGTAATTCTCCTGAAATGCTTTAGTAGCAATTTGGAACATTACCGCGAGGTCAATATCTTGGAACATTAGAGATTCGCCCGGGCAAACTTTCGCCCAACCGTGACCGACTTGTTCACGCTCAACACATGACAATAAGCCAAAGAGAATATAGTTTGCATCTTCATCTTTCAATGATCCGATACCGTTCATAATTCCTTCGAGTGCTTTGTCTTTATCAGCCATTCCAGCGAGGAGAGGAGCGACACGACGGACGATATGGAATTGTTTCATGGCGGGGAGTTTTGAAGCCTTATAGCTCACCCCGTTAATTACAAAATCCATGCTTACGCCTCAGGAGTTCCGACACCGAGTGTCATTTCGGTTTTAACCGCGTCAAACGTCCATTCGTTCATTCCACCCTCTTTGGCGTAGGTGATTGTCGGACGCTTTTTAAATGCCACTTGTTGAAGAGTGATATTGTCACCTGTTGCCGCGTTACGGATTGTAATTGTATTCGCTCCGTGATTAGCTGATGAGATTGTGTTTTGTTTATACATCTCATGAAGCTGATTGTTTACAGGTGAAGTCTTTAAAAGACGGATAGTCACAGTGGAAGCTTCGGACGCGATAAGCGAGTGCATACCCGCTCCGTCTGCTCCGATAGTCATTACAGACTTGTCTTCTACCGCTTCAACGGTGATACCCTCTTCAGAAACGGCACTTCCAGCTCCAAGGTTGATATTCCCCCCAGCACCGCTCATAGCGGCAGTTACATCCAAAAAGCTATATGTAGCCATGTGATACTCCATTATTTTTATTTTAAGATACGGATATTTTAGCACCTATTGATATTTAAAGCAAAATCAATTATAATGTTATTGTTATGGGCTTTGATAGGGGATGCACTCCCCCGTCCATCCTCAATCAAATTTCATAAGACGGGGGTCTTACAATGTTAAACAATCAAGAAATATCAGCACCAGTGTTAATCGAAGATTTGGGGATGAGATATACAAAACCAACTTCATTGCAAAAAAGAAGATATGGACTTTATAAGTGTTCATGTGGCGCTGAATTTGAATGTGTTATACAATCTGTTAAATATGGGTATACGCAATCGTGTGGATGTTATAATAAATTAAAGACAAAAGAAAGAACTGTTACACACTCATTATCTTATCATAGATTATATCCAACATGGGATGCAATGATTAGGAGATGTTTCAATATAAAAAACCATAAATATGAAAGTTATGGAGGACGCGGTATTACAGTTTGTGATAGGTGGAAAGACATTAACAACTTCATTGAAGATATGTATCCATCTTTTAAGGAAGGGCTGACATTAGACAGGCGAGATAACGATGGAAACTATGAGCCATCGAATTGTAGATGGTCAACTAAAACAATACAATCTCAAAACATAAAGAGGATTAGAAAAAATAATTCAAGCGGGTACAAAGGAGTGTTTTTTAATACTCAAAAAGATAAATATCAAGCCAAGATACAGATTCAAAGGGTGCAAAAACATCTAGGTTTTTTTGATAACCCAAGAACTGCCGCACTTGCCTATGATAGATATGTTATTGAAAATGATTTTGAACACACTAAGAATTTCTCTTAGCGGTTCACGTTGACGATAACGTCGATGGTGTGGATAGCCCCTGCGAGCTTGAGAGCGACTTGCATTGGTGGAGCTTTACGAGCTTCGCGGTCTGCTTGTGCTTGTAGTGCCATAGGAGGCATATAAATATAATAGCCTTCTTTGAGGTATTGCCCCATTTTTAGCTGACCAAATCCGCTAGTGTTCCACTGGCCACCCGCGACCAATCCGTTATTAATAGCTTCTTCACAAACAGCCGACACAACCGTTACAAGTTGATTCGCGCCCGCATCTGTTTGAGGGATTTTTGTAGCTGATTGATAAAGCAAGTTGTAACAAGCATTTTGTACGCCATCTTGAAACCAATCAAGCCCGTGCATTTCGTCGAAATACGCTTGACCACTCATAACACCGTATTGAATAATCGCGGTATCGTTATTGTAATTCACATAGACGTTACAGCGTTTATCAGCGAGGACTTGTGCTTGTGTTTCTGTAAGTGTTTCAGCGACTACGCCCGGCATTGTTTTATACATCAAAGTCAGTGTTGAGCGATTGGCGGCAAAGTTTACCGAGAACGCACGCCCGAACATTGAACACACCGCGAAAGCATTAGCACTGTAAACAACAAATGAACGCTTATAAAGTAATGTTTTGAGCCGTGATGCGATATCAGTTGTTACCGTTGAATCAAGGACGGTTGTGCTTGTGGCAGTTACCCCGAAGATACGAGAAACACTAAACGCTTCAACCGCCGCCGCTACATCGACCGATTGATCATCAGTAGGCATAGTTGCCGCCGCGAATGTTAAGCCGTACCATGCCGCGCTTACGTTTGCTAAAGCAGTTGCACAAGCGACAGGAGTTTCAGCCGCATATCCACCGACCACACCCGTTGCAGTTGCCGCAGTGAGTTTTAGAAGCACTGAAATATCAGCTCCCGATCCAGTTGGTTCAGCAAAAGTAACGATTGACAATATGCCAGTCGTTGCCGAAGTGATTTTAAAGCGTGAGCCATCCCACGTACAAGTTCCCGCCGCTGATAATGCAGTAGTGATAACCGTTGCAACACCGTTAAGGGTTGTTTGAGCTGAGAAGTCCAAAGCCGTAAGTGTTTTAAGTACACCGTCGATAGTGATCTTCATTGACCCCGTAGTAATAGCAGTCCATACCGCCATTGATTGTTGAGCGGTTGTAAGCGTTGCCCCTTTAACGAATCCAGCGGTAGCAGTACGCAACCAACGTCCAATCATCAAATTAGCAGGTTTTGGAGATTGTGCAAAATATAAAGACGCGGCTAAATATTCACTTGCTGACGTTCCAAAATCTGTCGCAATGCTTTCGATATCGGTGTATGAACGATAACGCTCTGAACCGTCGATAACGTCGCTATCCCCCGCGATCATTAGAATACCAAAAGAACGACGTTGTGCCGCTAATGGAGAAAGATTGATTGTTACATTAACCAATCGGCTGACTGAAAGTGCCATGTTATTTCCTTTTTATGAGTTTGATACGACTGTTATCGTGTCAGTATTTATAAGCCCGTCCATAATAGGATAGACCCCTGCATACGCAATATCCTTAATATTGTAGCTGATACCTATTTGTCGGGCAAATTGAAATTCAATGTCGTAACGGTCATTCCAAATATCATTTATCAATTCAGGCGCATGAGTAGCGGGTGTGCAAGTGATATACCCGAAGTTGTTTAAAAATAGCACTTCACGGTTTTGTCCTATCTCTAAGCCGTCACGCATTTTACGAACATAATCACGAGCATTAGTACCATAAAACGAACAAAGCACCGAGTATTTTTCGTGACGGATAATGTCAGCCGTATTCACTGCATTTTTGCTGAGGTATGCCGTGTCGTCACTTTCTAATTCAGTCACACCAAATGCACACCAACCTGTGTTGCTAGAAGGCATTATTGGCGCTTTAGGCTGCCATCTTCTACGTATTAATAATTTATCAAGCCCAGTAAGATTCATAATCAGATCATGGAAAAATTGTTCTACATTTAAAGCGGTTTCGGTTGGTACTAAATAACCGCCAGTGGATGAGTCAGCCATTAAATCGCTCCTTCAATAAGACAATCGGCACGAGTGTACCCTTCGCCCCAATTCATAAAGTCTGTTACGCTTTTAACTTGAAAGTTACGGCTATTCCATGTGATAAGGTCGGAATAGTATCCGTTTCCATCTGCTCTAAAATCAAACTTAGCATAGATGGTTATCCAATCTTCCATTATGGAGTATTCAGGATTTCGTTTCAATACCTCACCGCTTCCAGCTTGGACGATTGCCGTCATATTAGTAGCTGTTCCCGTTAATGTTGTTTCGCCATAATCGCTGATCGTTTGAGTGCGGCGGGTCAATGATATTGTATTAGTAAAGTCAGGATCGGTCATTAACTCCGATACGTCAATGAGTGCCATTATGCCTCCTTCACGATATAAGTGATTGAGTTACGGAGCTGTCCCGTTCTAATCAGTGGCTTAGTACCTTTAAAGCCTTTGCGTTGTCGTGCTTTGATTGTAGACTCTGCGAGCGGTTCAAACCCTTCGCCTTTTGTGATAGTATCTTTTACACTGTTTGATGCAATAATTCCAGCCTTAGTAAGGTGTGCCGTCATAGTTCCATTTTCGAGAACCTTAGACGCTCCATCTTTTAGAATGTCGGCGGCTTTGTCCTCGATGGCTTTAACACCGGGGATAAGAAAAGGACGAGCGGGTATATTTTGTGCAGGGCTTCCAATCTCTTGAATATAACCTATACCAGCGTTACCCATCGGATCATCGCTTCGTGCGTTCTCTTCTTTTGGGATACCGACTAAGACACGAGCGTTTTCTATCTGCTTGATATTTTTTAGAACTCCCGCGACTTTATCGGTTATCACTTTGAAACTCATAATTGAATACACCCTGCGCCATACATTCGCGCTAAACGGATAAAGAGTTTGCCGTATGTGGTTAAATTCCAATGCCCCGCGTTTAATTCACCGCTTAACTGTGTATCGTAGCCGACGCTAACATCCCCAACGGATTTATTCGATTGTATCCCCGTTTGTTTTCCAATGTTACCATCCGCTGCGATTATGAGGTGGTGAGCCGTATAAAGCTCAACCGCTTGAGTACGAATATCGCCCCATCTGTCTAATGCCACTTGTCCCTCTGCAATGGTACTCCAAAAGGTAACCATAGCCTCGGGATATTTTACGGTATCCGCGAATAGTGGAAAGTTAAGACGAAATGTTGCGATAGTCATATTATCCTCGTTTTCTGCGTGTTTTAATTTCCGTAACTACTTCTTCGACTGCCTCAACTTGTGGGGCTTCCTTTTGGGCAACTACTTCTTCGACAACTTCCGCTTCGATGTCGTTTTGTATGACTTCTACAAGCCCGTCACTGATAAGTCCTTGGACGTACCAGTGGTTAGATTGCTCTTTGTTAAGGATATGTTCACCTGCGGAGAAAGTTACTCCGTCGATAGTGAACGACCCTTTAAAGTTAGCGATCATACTATATTCCATCCCCATATCTAACAGTTTCAGGGTAAACAAATTCAAGTTCCCCGAATGCTGAGATATAAGGAGCGGCAAAGCGGATGCCATGATAGTATGCAGTTTCGCGACGAATCGGAACCAATGGGTAACGAACATACATATCATTGTTTGAATAACACATCATACGATCAACGCTTGACACACCGCGACCAGTCAACCATTTGAGTGGCTGAATATTCAACTTAGTACCATTGATGCGAAGGCTCAATGAGTTATCTTCCAAGAATGTCAAGATTGACACGTTACCAGCTGTGCTTACTTTCTGTGAAGAAATGTACGCGAACTGAGCAGGAGGCAAACGAAGTTCAGAAGGACAAACAGAATAGCCAGTTGCCGCCCATGCCGCTTCCAACATAGTATTTACGTCCTCAAGGATTTCGTCAGGAGTAGCGTTACCGATCCAAATTGTACCTGTTGCCGCTTTAGTCGCTACGTTAGCCGCAGTTACTTCCGCACTGTTCAAAAGACCTTTGTACCCTTGGTCAATGTCACCGATATAAACCGATTCGTCAATGTCCATGTTATACTTGATAGTCATACCTTGATACTTAGAAACATCAAGAGGCTGTCCAATCATTTGTGAACGCTCAAGCTCTACGTTTGAGTAGCCAACTTCTTGACCCCAAAGACGAAGTGCTTTAACAACACGTTCACCGTTTACGTCAATACCTGCAAGAGTAGTGCTGTTTGGAGCGATAAATGATTTACCACCGCCAAGAGTGTTACTACCCGCTGACATTCCACCAGTTGAACCATAAGAGGTACGTGTGAATGATGTAGACTCATTCGCCATTGTAATGCCTGAACGCAACTTAATGTCACGGCTCCACGTTACGCTATAAAGCGGCTCGTGAATTGTACGGTCGAAGTTATCCAGCTGATTAACGAAATACGCTAATGAGCTATCCATAGTAATTGCCATGTGTTCCCCTTATGCTTTGATTCGGATTTCGGTGTTATTAGAACCGTCTTTGCCGTCTACTGCCCAAACAACATTTGAAAGAGCCACGTTTTTAGCTGTAACCACTGGCGCGAATGAATCACCCGCTGTCATTGTTCCTGCCGCCGTAATAGTGAAAGTCAAGCCACCGCTTGTGTAAGCTGTTCCTACTGTTGCGTCAAGATGACGAACTCCAAGAGGGTCGATTACAGTCACCAAAGAAGTTTGGGAAGTTGTTTGTAACTTCAAAGACCATGTTCCAACGATTGCCGCACTTGTTACAGTTGCCGCGATTGTACCTGTACCTGTACCTGTGATTGTACCGCCAACAACTACCACGTCCGCAGTTGCTTCGATGTCACCTACAAGTTTGCCGGTATCAGCAACGACACGAGCGTAAACTTGTCCACCACGAACAGGCGTTCCAATAGCACAAGCTACGTTTACATATCCACGAGTAACAATTCCCTGAACTGAATCAGTGTTTGGTAATTGACTTGTGAATAGTTGAGCTGTGCTTCCACCGATTGAAGGTGCAACACGACCTAAGATACCATAGAAGACTGATGCGGCATCGCTTGCCTCTAGTGGTTCAGCTTTTCCGCTAACCAATTTAATAGGCGCACCGAATGATAGAACGGGTTTAGAAGCATTTAAAAAAACGCTTTCGACTGCCGTTTCAAGTGGACGAGTAACAGACCCGACAACACCTGAAGGCATACGATAAGTATAACTATTAGCCATTATCTCTCCTTATTTTTTAGTAGCCCAAAAATCGGCATACTTTTTGTTTAAATCCTCAGCCGTAGCCTTTTGGCTAGGTAGTGAATCACCCATAGGTCGCATCATTGTAGCATTACGTTTTGCTTTAAGCAATTCGGAAACCGCAACGAAAAGAGCATCACCCGTTACACCGTGAAGCGAACCGATGATCTCTTGACCTTCTACCGTACCCTTGAACGCATCCATAGCTTTTGCTTTAACGTCACCGTCTTTAGCAATGCCCGGAGCGATGATTTCAGCACGAGCGATAGTGTCAGCGTCTGCCGCATCACACTTATCAACAACAACTTCTTCCACTGTGTCCATTTCTGTAGCTTCGACTTCTGCCTCTTTTTGTTCAAGAGACACAAGCTTCCCGATAGCTTCAATCAATAGATCGAGTTTCGCACCAAGTTCGTCAAGTTTGCCAAGTTCTTTAGCTTCACTTGCTGGCGTTTCGATTTCTGCATCTTCTCCAATAACTTCTTCTTCGACTGATTCAGCCGCGTCAAAGATTTTAGATAGTGCGTCAATCACTTTGTCTTTAATATTCATAATCCCTCCTTGTTGAGATTGAGCGTCTTGAATTGAGCATTTTTCGCCACATCGTCCTTTCGGTACGAGTGCAACGTGATTGCCTAAAATGTTTGTCTGCTTACCTTCGCCGTTTTCGAGGTCGGTGTAATCGGCTTCATATCCGCATGAAACCTCCCTTAATCCATCTCTAACGGCTTGGATTGCTTTACTGTTCGTGATGTATAGGTCAGCCATTATATAGCCGTCCTCTCCTTCCTCATGAGGTCGGACGTTCTTTACAAACCCCATTGCCAAATCGTTCCAGTTATCAGGGGTAACAAATCCTTCGGGATGTCCTGCTGTAACTGGTTTACCTTCAAATGAGGCGATAGTGTTAATGTGCAACACTTCGTCTTTTTCACGGTGAATAGTCACCATATTAGTTTTCGATTTAACGGGAACTTCAAACGGTGCGTAATCTTGTGTACCTGTACGAGCGATAATAACATCGTGACAGATTAAAAATCCTTCGGGTGTTTCGGTAATGTTATCGCTTAGCTTAGTGCCGTAATATGTCATGCGTTCTCCAACCATCCATACCAGTTGCCCGTTATGATTGCGGCTTTATCAACGGTTACTTCCATTAGTACGACTGTACCAGCTGGGAATGGCCCTGCTGGAATAGGGAAGGTATAGGCTACACTCATATCCTGCATTGAGATAGACCCAAATGGAATAAATAGAGTCTGTGATGTAAGGTCGTGTCCCTCAAAATACGTTGCGCTTATTTTAATTACAGCCCCAGCCGCAGCCGTTCCGCTTATCGAGCCACCCGTTGCCCCTGCTACAAATAAACGCTTACCAGCTGGAACCATGCGAGCAGTTGAAGAGCAACGGCGTGAACCCGCATCAATTTGAGAATAGATAACAGCCGAATTAGTAGCAGTGATAACACCTGCTGCTGCTTTAAGTGAGCCAACGGTTGTGATGTGCATACATTGGATAAAGCGAATATTTGTTGCTACTGTCAAAACGGGAGTTAACCCATTTAAGGTAATGTTTTCGACTTGAGGGACTAAGTTAGCATCTAGGTAATGAATATCCATAGTTCGGATGCCAGTACCATTTGCGCTGTCTTGTGCCGCATTTACGCCAGTCGATACGATTGACATTTGAACGCCACCAATAGGAGGCAATGTAAACACACCATCAGGCCATATAACGTGGTTGGTAGTCGTTCCCGTTGAAACATACTGACCATAACCGCTAAAAGGTGTCGCCCCTGATACAGTGCCACGAGCTATTTGGGTATATACGTCGGAATTAGCTTCTGATACTGGCAATGTGTCATTATCTAAGACTTGCATAATGAGCCTTTTCTATAAATTGTCATAATATTAGCACGTAGGGGGTATGTCGTCAAATCGCAATGTCCGCATAGCATCTACAATTCGGGAAGCATCCAGCGTGTCCTGTCATATCGTCAAGAGTTGGAGGGTTTGACCATTCGACAAACTGCCCTTCCATTTCTGCGTGTGATGGTCGTACATCGCCATCATCAGAGGTTCTCCAAAAATATCCCGGGCTTCCTATGCTTAATGCTCTTGCCTCGTTGAATGTCGAATTTGCTTTACTAACTTCCGTCCTTGCTATCGTCATAGCTCTTGCCTCTGTTACCTCATTAGTACGTGCAATCTCTTTCGCTACCTCAGATGCACGTTTACCATCTGCTGCCGCTTGTTGTGATAGCTCCTGAGCGCGTAATCCTGCCTTAATAGGGATAGACTTGATTAGCTCTACTTGTTCGTTTTGTAGCTGTTTAGCCTTCATTCCTGCGATACTTTCTGCGAGTTGTCGATTGTATTCTTTACCCATTGATTTCATTTGAGCCGAAAAGAACCTATCTGAGTTTGAGTTAGTATCACTCAACATTTTTGAAGCGGTACGGATAGCCCAAGGCGTTAAACTCTCGGCATATTTCGCTAATAGGATAAGTGCTGATGAATCAAACCGCCAATCATCTACGTGTGACATTATCAGCATAGATGAGGCTTTAGCTATCTTTCGGAGATCAGAGGCGTAACGCTTCTCTGATGCCTTAGTAGCGGTTGGTTTTAGGCTTGGCACGTTTCCCCCCGTTTGCTTTTACTAAAGCACATATCGAAGTATCAGGCTGTTTTGATGTGAAAATTGCCCATCCAATAACTATAATAAACCCAATGGTGAGTAATACCGCGTCTATCATTTCACCCACGCTTTTATTTTATCAGTCCATGAAATACTATCGCCCGTTTCATTTGTAGGCAGTTGTTCCGTTGGTACAGTTTCGACGGACGGCATAGGTGGTTCATTCTCAGCCTCTACAATATCCTCATCCGTAATGTTGGTATAAACCCCCGTAATCTCTGACGATTGTTTAAGCTCTTTGAGTGCCGTTGCGTCGTTTAGTATTCCCGATTGATATGCAGTCGTAATAGCTGTCGTGATATTGTTCGCAATGGTAGATTTATCAATCGCTGACATTTGCCATAGTGATTTAAACTCGAAGGTCGTATCTTCGGGCATAGGCTTTCCGTAGATTGAGCGATACGTTGCCGATAGGATGCGCTGGATACCTTCTCGTAACATTGACTCTTGTTTAGCAAGGATAGTATCGTAATACATACGCATATCACTCTCACCCGTTGCGCTCATTCCGCTTGGTGATTGACCGAATAATCGAACCAATGGGATACCTGAAGCCCCTGCGAGTTGTTGCCCAAATTGAAGGATAATATCACTCACTCCACTGAATGAGTAGCTATGCGTTTGGAAATCGTCGTTCTTATCGGTGAGTGTTAATCCTTCGTTGTTTTGAAGCATACGCATATAAGAGAACATCGAGATTAAACCCTCTTCGGCTTTGCCACCTGCGGCTAATATCTCACGTAATCCATCGACTCCGATTGTTCTAAGGTATGCACGATCCACAAGATTCGCCGCCCCCATTGTTGCAGTATCAAACGAGATAAGGCGGTCAAATAATCGCTCGATGATTGACTCTCCCCAAAACATTTCGGTAATCGCTTGGAAATATGGGAGGTTTATTCCAGTCATTCGGATAACGCGAGAGTAATGGATTTTTGTGCCGAGTTCTTGATCTACGCCCGCCGTGATATTGTTTACGATTGAATAGTATCGAGGCAATCCAGCTTCTGCACCTTCATCTACTCCGATGAGGTCATCGAGTGTTGGTTGCAGTTGCCATCTGTCATACGTTACAAGCCCTTTAAATTGCCCTTTGGAGATTGTATCCATATTGAGCGGTGTCGATAGGTCTTGACCCTCTACAATCATTACTACAACAGCTCCGCCGTAAAGGCGCGACCACTTAATCGCGTCGGTGATGTCGCCCCAAATTCCCATACGAGTAAATGAGCGTTCGAGTTCCATTGTTTCGGATGGGTCGCCCGCGTGTCTAAGCTCAATCTTTGCGCGGGTCATATCTTCTGCGATAGCGTCGATGATATTTCCTACCATCCAGTTGCCTCGATAACTTGCTTCTAATTGCAAACGATTACGTGTGATAAGGTTAAATTGATAATGGCCTTGACTTAGATTGTTCTCAGCTAATCCTACGCCTAATCTACTATTTAAGTTTGCGAAACCGTCAACGGTCTTAAAGCTTTTTTTATTGTCGCGCACTTGTTTGCGGTTACTCATTCGTTCCCCTTAAAGGATAATTAGGTGTATTTTAGCCGATATGATGGTTTGGTTCAAATCATATTAGCAAACAAATTAGCCTTGTTTTTTATCAATGGTTCTATGGCATATCGTATAGCGTCAATGTGGTGATTCCAATCGTCCACTACTTCGGGCAGTATGTCGCCTGTTAATCGGTGTACTTTGTAACTGTACTTCGAGAACTCTTTGGCGGTGTGCTTACATCGTGGATGGATGATTATTTTATAGTTCAATAGAAACGAGATACCAGCCTCAACACTTCCCGCGCCTTTTTCGGACGGCATAACTCTAAAACCTTTGCGCTTCATGTGACTAATAAGCTCAGGGCGTGCGTTGTCGGCTCTAACTTGCCATTGTTTAATATTTGGTATAGTTTCCCATAGTTCGGGAATATCGTCAATTTCTGTATGCTCTCCGTGCGCCTCATAGTCGATATAAATCGTTTTGCCTTCTATCCATAAGCGGTTGATAGCATTCGGGTCGTTAGAGAACCCCCAGTCTGCACCGTGTAAAAACTCTGTACCGTATGGAGGCTCAAACTCTTGTATGTCGTAGTTTTTAAATATTTGAGCAGCTGACAGCTTTCGATATGCTCCAAGCCATACATTGCTAAATGTGTCGGGGTTATTCTTTAGGTGTCTTTCGGCTTCATCCCTGAGCGTGTCCGGTAGTAATTTGTTTTGCGTGTAGTTTACGTGGATACAAATAGAGTTGTGGTCTTCTTCTCGGAATAGTTTTTCAATCGCATCATCTTCATCGTTAGGGTTCCAAGAGAATAATATCTCCGACCCTTCTGCTCTTATCGTAGGCAGTAATAATTCAAGTGATCGGGCGGATATGCTTTGCGCTTCTTCAACCCATGCAGTGTTAAATCCCTCTAATGATTTGATAGAGTCTGCGGTGTGGTCTTGCATACCTTGGAAAATCATTACGCCCGTACCGCCTACACGACGAATCTCCGTGAGGTTAATATCAAATAGGTGCGAGGCTTGGAACTCTCTAATCTTATCTTCAACAAGTTTTTTTGCGGAGAACTTAAGGGATTTTTGAATCTCACGGATACATACTACGTTATGGTTCGGGTCGCATATCATTCGCTCCACTACGTCCTCAGCGAAGAAGTGCGATTTACCTGAACCACGTCCTCCCTTTAACCCTTTATATCGTTTGGGGTGTAACATCGGCTCTAAGTGCCGTGGAGTTTCTATAATGAGGTTGCCTTGATCGTCAAGACTAATCAACTATTTTTCTCGTTATAGTTTGGATACCGACTGCCGCAGTTGCGTTGACGTTCACATCACCTGATTTGGCGTGACGATCTGCAACTTTGAGAGTGATTGCTAATCGGTCGTTTGCTTCTGCAAGTGTCTTAAGGTCTGAGGGGCTATCAATCTGCTCTAACATGGTTGGTATCTTTGAGGCGATTAGTTCAGCGTTTGAGTTGATTAGGTTCTTATGTCGTATTGTTTCATCCGCTATATTATCCAACACATTGAGAGTTTGTGAATTTAATTGTGACTTTTTCTCTGCTACGATAACACGAGCTTCGATATAGTCGGCATTTGCCCCACTTTTCCAGTTGTGAATTTTAGCCTTTTTAACAATAGTTGATCGCTCTATACCTACAAGGTCGCTTATCTGTTGCGGGTTATGTTGCCCCGCTTCATAATAAGCCTTTGCCCGATCCCATTGCTCTTGACTGTATGCCATTATGCTTTTGTCCCGTCACTTGTTTTGACCATCGGTGCTTGCCATACTCTTTGTAATTCATTCTCACATATATGGCAATACTCAACGCGATCCACTTCCGCCATCGGTTTGGTTATTTCGGTTTCGAGTTTGCAGTTGGGGCATTGGTACAAATATATCATTTATACATCCTCCCAAATAGTTTTCCGAGTAGTCGGTTATAAATACGTTCTTTAATCCTGCCGTTGCGAATCGCTTTGATGTCGTTGTAATACTTTAAGGCTTTGTATATAAAACTAATCACGATAATACTCCATAAACTGGTTTCCGCCCATATCTTGATAAACAAAATTTACTTCATGTGACGGAAATGAGTTTTTGATATCTTCATCGGTTAAAACGTTATTTTTCTTATAAAGAATAAAACCATCTTCGCATTTTATTTCTCCGCATTTGCATTTATATACTTTGATATAATTTTTAACTATGCTTCCGCTCCATGATAAAGTATATCCATGATGCACAAAATCATAGCTTTTATAATTATGACTATGGGTTGTTTTTTTTAACCAGTTTATAAACATCATAACGCATCCCCAAATAGACCGAATGATCTTTTTTTTGTCTTAGGGCATTTAACTATACGAATGATCTTTTTTTTAAACTTCTTACGTCCTTCAGTAATCGTCGAAGGAATATCGCGAGGCTTCTCACGTACAAATAGCTGGTCGATAGGCGATAACAATCTTATAAGCCGTCCCATGTCGTGCGACTCTGTGGTTAAGGCTATGTCCTCGATATTATCAATCGTATCAGCTTTAAACTCTAATTCATTAAGTTGTGTTTTGAGTTCCGGGAATGTAAGTTCGCTTTTTTTGTGGATGATAAGAAGAATAGCGATTAGGGATAGTGAGTCGTTGAAGTCAGATGTGAGGTCGTAGTATCTGTCTATTAATTGCTTATTCATAGCTCAAACTCACTTTTAATATCAATAACCTTAGCTATCTTATGGTCAATCTTTCCTTGTATCTCCGTTATAAGCTCAGATAGTCTACGTTGTGACTTACTAGCTACCGAACCGCCACTTCTATACTCTTCACGGTACATATCTATTGAGCGTCCTAGTATTGCTATTTCAGCTTCTAAGTGTTGGATGAGTCCTTGCGGTGTGATACCAGTTAGCTCTGTGTACTCTTTACGTGTGCATTGGTAGATTTTTTCAAGTGTGAAGCTCATTTTACTTCCAATAGTTCGGGGTTCTCGTATATGTTTCCGATTACTTCAAAACTTTCAAATCTATTTGTATAGTAAAACTGTGGTATTGTAGAATGTTTTGGTATAAAATATAAACCAAAACCACCGCTCCTAAACTCTATACTTCCTAATTCTGTTAAGTCTTCATCATCAAACCATTTACAATGTACAATATCACCTTCATAAATCTCAACACCTTTCTTATCCAATAGCCCAGTGAACTGCATTATCTCTAAAGCATTTGTATTACGTCCATCTTCAAAATCACGTGGTTCTCTATATATCATCCCATTAAATAATATAAAATCATCATCTAGCATTTCATTATATTTCTTATCCCACGCTCGAAATTTAATATCTATACTCATCTTTACCCCTTAATTATAAACTGATAACAGCCCTGCAAATGTACTTCCCCGATAAGAGAGGACGAGATGAGGCGTATTTCTCATCAGGTTAGCATGGATTTAAAGAGAGCTTTTATCAATTTACGTTTAAATAACTTTCCGACGGTATCAAACGATACTTTGTCAGATGCCAATCTGATGCGCTTTTGATAGAGGCGTGATTGGCTTATGTGACATTATAACACAATTTTTTAATATTTATGCAAAAAAACAGAAAAATTAATTATATTTAATTTTATCCTTACTAAAATAAAATATAACTCCGTCTACAAGGGGACAAACTCATTTATTTATTATTATATTAATATATACTATATATATAAATATATAGAAAAAAGAAGAGAATCCCTACCCTATGGGCATTTGATTGATTTTTTGTATGAATTTATATATGAGTATATATAAAACAATTTAGGATAAAATAATAAAATAACGAGCAAACCTCGCTGCGTACGCACTTCCAAGCTTATTTTAGGCGAATATAATTACAATAAAATTAAATATCTTTAAAAATACGTTGCGATTATTAAAAAATTATGTTATAATTGCATCAAACAAAAAATAAGGACTATACATGAACCCGTTTGAAAAAAATAAGAACCCGATTAATTTGGCGGAACACATCCGTGATGCGTTTGCAAATAAAAAAGTAGGTGATACGTTTGAACTTGATTTAAAAGGTTTTCATAAAAATTCTGTACGTGCAACAATTTTTATGACGGTTAAACAAAAATATAAAACCAAGATTGTAAACGGAAAAATGTACGTTTTGATGTTAGATGGTGAACGCACGAAAAAGAGTGCGTAATGCTGTATCGTGAATTCAACGATTTAGGATATGCAATATTTGGTTTGCATGGAGTAACAAAAGACGGATTATGTGAATGTCTTAATCCTGATTGTACGGCACTCTATAAGCATCCAAGAACATCAAATTGGCAAGTCACGCAACCGTGGGATGAAGACCAATTAGACTGCATGGAAATCACGGGACAATTAGATACAGGTTACGGGGTTTTATGCAAGGGATTGATAGTCATTGACGTAGATGCACGTAATGGAGGGATAGATAGCTATTCCAAACTTTTAGAACAATGCCCTGAAATTTTAGAGTGCGGTTTTATTGTTGAAACCGGAAGCGGTGGAGGTTCAAAACATCTATATTTTAAAGCTCCACCATCTATTAGATTAAATCAGCACCATAAAGATTACAGCGGTATTGACTTTAAAAGTAGCGGGTTTGTTGTGGGAGCTGGTAGCCTCCATAAAAGCGGAAACAAATACAGAGTTGTATACGGGTCACCATCTGAAATAATGGAAGCTCCACAATGCCTTATTGATTTATTGGAAATGAAAGACGTATATAAATCAACTTTCAACGGTGAACAATTAAGCGTTTCAGATAGTGAACTAAATGAAATGATAAATAGCATCGACCCTGACTGTGAACATGATATTTGGGTGCGTTGCGGCATGGCTATCCATCATGCAACCAATGGATTAGGGTTTGATATTTGGAACACATGGAGTGCAAAAGGTAAAAAATATCCTAACGCTGAAATACTATCAAACCGTTGGCACTCATTCGGAAAAAGTGCTAATCCAGTTTCAATCGGCACACTTATTCACTATGCAGAACAAAATGGGTATATTCATCAAATTGGCGATGTAACCTTCACGTCTGAAATAGACTGGGGTGAAATTCCAGATATTGAAGAGCCAAAGCGTAAACAATACGACCTACTTAATCCCCCTGCATTAGTTGGACGAATTGCAAAATGGATTAATAGCCGTTCTATGTATCCAAGAGAAAATTTGGCGGTAGCTGCTGCACTCATGGCAGTGTCAAACGCAGGGGGGTTGCGTTATCGCTGCTTAGAGGATGGAATAGCAGGTAATTTATTTGCTTTTTGTGTTGCTGGAAGCGGTACGGGTAAAGAGAGCATATTACAATCACTAACCGCACTTATGAGAGAGGCGGGCATAATATCAGCAGTCCACGGTAATATTAAATCAGAACAAGAGATTTACCGAAACATTATTGACCATCAAGCCTCATTTTATACCATTGACGAAATAGGGGAGATGCTTGCAAAGATTCAAGGGGCTAGACAAAAAAGCGGTTCATCGTCTTATTTAGAGGGTATTTTTGGTGCGCTAATGGGTATTTATTCAAAAGCAAACGGGGTACAATTGATAACAGGTGACGCAAAAAAAGCACTTAAAAAAGAATTGCAAAATGAATACCATGCGCTCACTCGAAAGATTGATGAAAACGAGGCTAAAGATAATGACAAAGAACGCCATGCACGTATCAAAAATCTTTTGATTGAAGCCGATCAAGGGATTGTTAATCCATTCCTTAACATTATCGGCTTTACTGCACCACAAAAATTCTCGACCCTTCTTGATCAGGATATGGCAGATAATGGATTTTTTGCACGTGCTATTATTTTTAGAGAGTTGGAAGATAATCCAAAATACAAAGAGGATTATAAGCCACCTGAAGGCGAAGACCAAGAGCTAAAAGCATTAGGGGCAATATTATCTAATATGTATCACGCTGGGCATACCTATAACGGACGAGTTGAGCTTATGGGTAAAATAGAAAAAATACCGTCTTCATTAAAAGCAAAAAACCTATTTAATCAAATACGGCAGGACTTTTGGGAGATGGGAGAGGTGCAAAAAGAATCCCATGGAATGGTTGCATATACCCGCCGTGGTGCTGAGATGGTATCACGTATTGCCCTCATACTAAGCATGGGAGAACATGAGCGAAACGAAGAGCATTTAATGTGGGCGTATGAACTGATTAAAGAAGATATGAAGTCAAAAATACTTATGACCAACGCAAACACTGACACCGACAAAGGCGGGGCTATTATCTCAAAGATTCTAACTTATATGAGCACAACCCATGGAATCACCGTTGCAGTATTAAAAAATAAAATGAAGAATGTTAAACAAGATGTAATCGAGAAAGCGTTAGATCACTTAATAATCAATGGTGACATAAGAAAAGAAGAGGTTAAACCAGTAAGGGGGCAGCCTACTACAAAATATTTCAAAGGAATTTAACAATTTACTTGACATTATAAAAAAATTATATTATAATACTGCATAAACAAATTTTACACTTCAAAGTCGTATTTATACGGCTTGATGGTGTAAAAACCAAAAATAACAATGTGAACCTTTCCGATTTAAAGCGAAAGGGTTTTTGAAGGAGAATTATATGAGTTTGCTTGAAACAATCTCAAAACCGATTAATCGTGCGCTTATTGCTACGATTACAGGTGATGCAGGAGTAGGAAAAACAAGCCTTGCGGCAACGTTTCCAAATCCAGTGTTTATCCGTGGAGAAGATGGAATGCAATCTATTGCAGAATCAGTACGCCCCGATGCTTTCCCACTTATTTCAGACGTTAAGCAATTATGGGATCAGCTCGGTGCTCTTATTAATGAGAAACACGACTATAAAACAGTCGTAATCGACTCAGTAACGGTACTAGAACGATTGTTTACGCAATATGTAGTAGATAATGACCCTAAACAGCCAAAGAGCATTAATCAAGCTATGGGGGGATATGGGGCTGGACTTTCAGCAGTCGGAGCGATGCACCAACGGGTACGAAAGGCAGCAGGACTTTTGTGTGATAAAGGAATAAATGTTATTTTTATCGCTCATGCGGATACAACTACTATTGAGCTTCCCGATGAATCTCCATATACACGCTATGATTTACGCTTAGGTAAAAAATCAATCGCACCATACACGGACGATGTGGATTTAGTTGCTTTTTTGAAGCTTGAAACATTTTTTACGAACAATGAAGGTGAGCGTAAAAAAGCTAAGAGTGACGGTACCCGTATCGCTATCACTTACGCAAGTGCGTCAAATATTTCTAAAAACCGTTACGGAATCGAAAACGATTTAGTTGTCAAAAAAGGCGAAAACCCTTTTGTTGATTTTATACCAGCGTTACAAACAAAAACAAAAAAACAAGGATAAATTATGTCATTTTGGGCAATTGAAAACAACACAGAAGCGGAAAATTTAGGTCAATTTGAGATGGGTTCAGGGGAAATAACACCGATCCCAAATAAAACACAGGTACTTGCGTTTATTGACGAAGTTAAATGGGATGAATACGAGGGGGATAGTTATATCTCTGCTCGTTGGAATGTTATTAAACCAGATGAGTATAAAAACCGTAAAATCTTTCAAAAAATACGTGTAAACGATAACGATGCTAAAAAATCAGAAAAAGCCAAACGAATGTTGATGGCGATTGACTTCAATGCAAAAGGGGGATTGGTTGCAAGCGGTAAAGAACCCACTACTGAGATGATGCAATCCAAACTTACTAATAAGCCGATGGTAATCATGTTACAAATTTGGGCGATTGAAGATAAAAACACGGGCGAAATGAAGCGGGGGAACTGGGTTTCAGCGGTTAGTCCAAAAGGAGATGGTGTACCTGATAAAGTCATTAAAGTTGAGCGTGAAGAAAAGAAAATGACAGATGAAGAAGCAGGGGAGCTTGCATTCTAATGGAGGAGCAACGATCACCAGAATGGTTTGAATCACGCAAAGGGCGTATTACCGCTTCATCAGTCGGTGCGATTATGGGGTTAGCCCCATACGCTACTAGAGATGATGTAATGCGTAGAATGGTACGAGAATACTACAATGCACCAAATGAGTTTAGCGGAAACGTAGCAACTGAATACGGTACGTTTCACGAAGAAGGTGCAATTAGTGAATTTGAGATGGAAACTGGGCATAAAGTTGAGCCCGCACCATTTATAAAATATGGAAAGATTTATGGGGCTTCACCCGATGGATATGTAAAAACACTTTTAGGTGATTACCTAATTGAGGTTAAATGCCCTTATGGGTTACGTAATGAAGGAGAGTTTAAATCTATCAACGATCAAAAGCACTATTATGCTCAAATTCAAAATCAATTATTTTGCACTGGGTATGATGAATGTTTCTTTTTTCAATGGTCTCCAAATGGCACTAAGACTGAAAACGTCGTGCGTGACGAAATTTTTATCGAAAGAATGTTAAAAGACTGTGAAATTTTTTACGCTGAATATTTAATCGAGCGTGAACTTCCAAACGCTGAAAAACACTTGACCGATAAGACTAAAAAAGTATTTGATAGCGAAAAGCTAAACGAAACTATGAAAGCTTATCAATTATTAAAAATCGAGAAAGAACGCATTGAAGAAAAAATGAAAGAGTATTTAGCCGAAATGGTTGCACTTACCGATAACGAAGGTGGATCTATTTATGGTTATACACTATTCAAAACGGAAAGGGTAGGTTCAATCAGTTATGCAAAAGCCATTAAAGAGTTATTGCCTGATGCTGATTTAGAAAAATGGCGTGGTAGTCCAAGTGTGTCATGGAGCGTTAAATGACACTTCGACCCTATCAACAAGATGCAGTTAATGCTATCATTAATCAGATAATGAAATCATCATCCCCAATCGTTGCAAACCTTGCAACTGGGGCGGGTAAATCATTAATTATTGCAGAACTTGCAAAAATTATTCACCAAAAGAGCAATGGAAAATCTATTCTTTGTTTAGCCCCAAGTGCGGAATTAGTTACCCAAAACCGTGAGAAATATTTAGCTACGGGAGAACCTGCCTCAATATTTAGTGCTTCCCTTGGAGCTAAATGTTTACGCCATCCCGTAGTTTTTGGAACACCCCAAAGCGTTAAAAATTCAGTAGATAAATTTGGTGATCGTTTCGCAATGGTAATCATCGACGAAGCGCATGGAATGACTGCAAGCGTTAAGCATATCATCGACGAACTACGAAAAAAGAATAATAAATTAAGAGTTGTAGGAGTTACCGCAACCCCATACCGTATGGGAAGCGGGTTCATTTATGGAATAGATGAAAATGGAAATTCATTGCCACCCGACCAATTTAAAAACCCATATTTTGAAAGATTAGTGTATAAAGTTGATGCTAATTATTTGATTGAACAAGGATATTTGACCAATCCTATTATTGGTCAAATAGGGGGAGAAAGGTATGATACTTCAAGCCTAGAACTAAATAAGATGGGAAAATTTGACAGCATAGAAGTCGATAAGGCTTTTATAGGACACGGCAGAAAAACAGCGGCTATCGTAGCGGATATTGTAGCAAAGAGCCAAGATAGAAAAGGGGTTTTATTATTTGCCTCAACTATCCAACACGCTAACGAAGTTTTGGCAAGTTTACCGCCTGAATTATCCGAAATTGTAACGGGTGAAACACCAAAACAAGAGCGTAAAAATATACTCACAAAGTTTAAAAATAAACAATTAAAATATCTTGTGAACGTAGCAGTGCTAACCACAGGCTATGATGCACCGCATATTGATGTTGTAGCACTTTTAAGGGCTACGGAGAGCGTAGGATTATTCCAACAGATTATCGGGCGGGGCTTACGTTTATCACCAAATAAAAATGATTGTTTGATTTTAGATTATGCCGAAAACATAGATAGACATTGTCCAGATGGCGATTTATTTAATCCGAACATAAAAACATTTGGAGGCGCAAAAGGTGAAGAATTTTTAGAACAAAAATGCCCTGAATGTAGCCATGCTAATTTATTTTCATACCGTAAAAATGAAGGAGGATATAAAATAAATGAGGATGGATACTTTACCGACTTAATGGGAATTGTAATTACTACTGCAAAAGGAGATCCACTCCCTGCACATTATGGAAGAAGATGCAATGGGATAATTCCATCTATTACAAACTTTGAGGGCTTACGCTGTGGTTACCGTTGGAGTATGAAAGTTTGTGAAGCTTGTAATGCTGAAAATGATATTGCAGCACGAAGATGCACATCTTGCAAGGGTGAGCTAATCGACCCTAATGAAAAGCTTATTATTGAGTTTAAACAGCTAAAGCGTGACCCTACACGTAACCAAATAGATGAAGTTTTAGCACTTGAAGCTACTCCAACAGTAAGCCAAGCTGGTAACCCATGTATAAGAGTTGAATTTTTAACACCTTATCGTAAGTTCCAAATATGGTTACAAGTGGAAGGAAAAAATGATAGAGCCATAAGAGATTACCAAATGTTTAAGCATTATGAAAACAACATCGGAACGGTTGAATACAAAAAAGAATCAAGCGGGTTTTATAGAGTAATTTCATATAATAAACCAATACAGGAGGTAAAATAATGAAAGACAAACTAAATAAAATCCACAATATCGACTGCTTAGAGTTTATGAAAACTGTACCTGATAAGTATTTTGATTTGGTGCTTACTGACCCGCCTTACGGGATAAATGCAGCAGCAAAGGGAAGTGTTGGAGGCGGAAGCTTTAGAGGTAAGGCGAAAGATTTTGGTGCTAAAGATTGGGATGCATACATACCAAATAAAGAAGTATTTCAAGAAATTAAAAGAATAAGCAAGAACCAAATTATATTTGGTGGGAATTACTTCATAGAGCATTTAGAAAATACTAGATATATGATTACTTGGTATAAGCATGAAAATATGCCAGATAGAACTTTTGCAAATTGTGAACACGCTTGGACTTCATTTGATAATAACTCTCATGTGTATTCTTTTCTTTGGGATGGTTTCATACAGCAAGATATGGCAAATAAAGAAGAACGGCATCACCCTACACAAAAACCAGTTGAATTATTCAAAATGATTTTGAGAGATTACGCTATAAAAAATGATTACACAAAAATATTTGATCCGTTTGGAGGAAGCGGTACAACGGCTATTGCTTGCAAGAGTTTAGGTTTAGACTTTTGTATGACAGAACTCGAAGCAGACTACGTAGCAATAGCAAACAAACGCTTAGAAGCGGTGCAAGGGAGTTTGTTTTGAAATTATCAGTAAACAGTGAACACATAGAACAAGTTACGTTCGTAAATTGGTTCAAACTTCAATATCCAAGGGGTGTTATTTTTGCTATCCCTAACGGTGAATTAAGAGCCATAAGTGTAGCACAAAGGCTGAGGGCTGAGGGAGTAAAAAGTGGAGTTCCTGATTTATGCTGTATCTTTCCAAATAGTGCTATCGTATGGGTCGAGATGAAAAAAAGCAAAGGCGGTACTGTTTCGAAAGAGCAAAAAGAAGTTCACGCACTATTTGAAAGCATGGGGCAAACCGTAATAATCGGGAAAGGTTGGGAAGATGCAAAAGAAAAATTACAAATTCACATAAAAAGCTTGACATTATAAAAAAATTATATTATAATTACTACATAACAAATCGGATCACCTAAAGAAAAAAAGTTCATCGGCACGAGTAGGTGGAGTGTGCGGGTTTGTTATGCTATTTGAAATTTACATTGTCGAATAAAAGCTTTACATGAAGCACATAGTATATGAAAGAAAATAGATATAAAGTCCTATTAGTATAGATTGTGTTGTGTGTTTCACCATAGAGCTTAAAAAAAGGATGAATATGGATTTTAAAGCTAGATTAGTACATGAAATGCTTGAAGTAAGTGAAAGATTATCTAAGCTTAATATGTTTTTAGATTCTGAAAACTTCAATGCTCTAGATGATATTAATAAAATGTTGCTATCGGTGCAGAGAGATACAATGAAAGCATACGTATCTGTACTTGAAGCCAGAGTTAGCATCCTGCTGTAATGGCAGGGGTTATAGAGCTTAATACGTTTTAATAGTGGTACATAGAGATAGCTTCTCATTTCGCACCCCTCAAGACACTCTGGAAAAAGTCGGAAGGTGTTATGTACCACGGCTAAAGCGTATTATATTGCACATAATACGCCTATACGATGACATTTTCAGCTCTAGAGATATTTACGACCTAACCAATTGCATCGTTTGGTGTAGGTCAAATAACGGGATGTAAGGGTTTATAGATTGCCTAGCCGTGTAGTGCGGATGATAGAAAATAATTGTACTTGAATATCTATTATGGTGGTGCGAATCCATCCTCCCGACCAAATGAATTTTAAAGCAACTCATAATCAGAGTGTTTCTATCTTGCTGATACAAGGTAGAAGTCAGCCAGTGATCAAGGTGATGTTATGGGTTACTTTAGAGTTTATCAAAAGGTAGACCTAAAAAGGGGAAAAGATGAAAGATAATATTGTGGTTGAATTTGTGGGAAACATACAGCACTTTTATGAGAGAGGTGATGACTTAATTGTTTTACCAAAAGGTAGAAGTAGAGGTGAAAATATGTACCCGTATGGTAAAAATGTTAAAGTTACTATCACTTATTTGGAAGATGAATCGGAGGCTAAAGATGAAAGCACTAATCTTTCTTAACGGACTATTACAGTACGATAAAACAAAAATCAAATTGGCGTTGCTTCGACTAGAAGTTAATTTCGGTAAATTAGCGGTAAAGGTATTCTAATGATTAATCAAAAAACACTTGAGCAATTCATGTGCGATTTCTTTTCGGAAGGTGATTTAGTTGAGATTAACGCGAACTTCTTACAAGAAAAATTGCGTAACTTCATACAAAATGAAAGATTACTACAAGCTCAACTCTTGGACTACAAAACCAAATATGAACGAGCGATGATGAAAATCGACTGTTTACAAAATGAGCAGTTAGTTAAAGAAATTGAAAATAATGTGCGATACCGCATTGATGTGAAGGGGTGATTATGACTAAAGAAGAATTTAAAACCACAGCTATAAAATACGCACGTAATGGTGCATTACTTAGTTTATCAACTCTTATTAGTGATTTTTTTAAATCAAACGTATGTATTCCTAAAGGTGAGAACCCACATAAGTTTTCCAAAGAACTACACGCATTAGCTGAAGGTATAGAATGTGAGTATAAATTAGGAAACTCATTTGTTCTATTAGATAATCTTGGAATTATCCGTATCAAACCATCTGAGCCTATCTATGAATGGCAGTGCTTATATGCTCCACAAGAATCTTTTGAGTATAGATTAACGTCACACATGACAGAATCAGAAATAATGGGGTGGAAAAGTACAAACGGATCAGGGTGGAAAATAGAACCTATCGAAAAAACCAAGAAGGAGCGCAAATGAAATGGTATCACTACATAATAGCAATCGCTGTTCTATGCGCTGTAATATGGGCTAATATGGAGGTAGTGGGATGACAAGAAGAGAAAGAGAAGCAATGAGAGAAAATATTATCACGGCTATATTATTTTTCTCAATCGTTGCTAATATCATATTTGTAGCTATTATATATGCTCAGGCTAAAAATAATAAGCAATTAATATGGGATTTAAATGTTTCGCAAACAGCGTTTAAAATCCAACAAAATGAGATAGCCCAAGGGTTATGTCTTAAAAATTTAGGAGAGTTAAAATGATCGATTTCAAACAAGATGAGGGCTTATCCTTCTTTCAAATGCAAGAAAAGTATGGGCTATCAATTGAAGAGGTTATGCAACAGTATTGTGAATGGAGGGCTTCGTTATGAAAGCATTAGAAATATTAAAACAAATTAGAGGCGATGCGGACTTTAATGAAGATTTTGAATTGATGCAAGATTGCGAGGAAGCACTAATAGAAATTGAAGAGTTACAAGCAACCATCGAAGCCCAAGAGATTATCATTAAAGATAAGACGGCTATTATGGAGGTTATGGCGCATCGCATAAAATATTTAGAACTTCCAAAAAATAACGGTATTTCAAGTTTAGATATTAGAAATATAAATGCTTCAAAAATGATGGGGATTATAAAATGACCCTATATGAAAATTACCTATCACAAATGAAACGCTTAAAAGCCTCTTTACCATACATGAGCGAGAAAGATTTTTGTGAGGCGCATGGATTACAATATGGTGATGAAGAAATAGCACCATTAATTTTGCACTCTAAGCAAGATCAGCATAAAAAATCTGCAAGCCTTGAAACATTTATAAAAAATGCTGAAAGTACAAAGCGGAAAAGATCAATACGTATAAATGAATCACTGCCAAAAAAGTTATTGGGGGCTAGACCTCCTAAAATGTCAGATGAAGAATTAAAAGCGAATCGGTTAGAACGTCAAGCAAAACGTAGGGCTGATTTTAAAGCTAAAGGATTGACTACAAAAGGAATTCCTCCTAAGCCACGTAAAGAAGGAATGACTAAAAAAGAAATGGCTAAATATAAATCTGAAAAGATACAAGAACAGCGCGCTATTTGGAAAGCACAAGGACTAAATAATAAAGGAGAACCATTTAAAAAACCCACTAAAGAACAGCGATTAGAGTATGCTAAAAAATATCAATCAAACCATCGAGAAAAGCATTTAGAGTATCGAAAAAAATGGAGAGAAGAAAATAAAGAAAAGGTGAACGATGCTAGACGCAAAAATACAATCACCGTTTGATTTTTCTTTGATTTTAGAAAGAACTTTGCGAGAGTATAAAACAAAAATACCACTTGAAGTTTTAAAAAAGATTGAGGACTTATGCCAAGAGTGTTTTGAGGAAGGTTTTAAGTGTAGGAAGTTACCTATAAATAAGCCTATTAAGTTATTAGGCAATGATTAGAGGAGTTTACCCTCACGGCAAACGATTTAGAGTACGAAAGTACGGCAGTCATATCGGTGTTTATGATACACATCAAGAGGCTGAATTAGTAGCGCAGAATATTGATAACGAGCGTAAGCCCGATACTATAGAAGATGAATCCGAGCGACATTGGGCGACTTACGCTAAAAGTAAACTATGGCTTATAGAGCATGGGATGTTAAAGGCTTAACCCCTATTATCAGTAGGTATGTTAGGGTCTGCTTGCATTTTCCCACGATACCATGAAGCGATACCAAGTATAGGTGCGATAGTACCCATTACCATAGCCATAGATGCTAACATTTGAGGGATATAAGACAACACGTCTACTTTCATATATCCTAGCATAACAGCGATATACGAAGCCATTACAGTACCAGCCATCATAAATGCCATTATCCCAAATACAAAACCTATAAAAGGTCTCCATGAATATGTAGCCCAATGTTCTGATACCGCTTCCGATCGCATTGTTTCATTAATATCTGCTGCATTTTGTACACGCTGTTTCTCAATTTCAATGGTTAAGGTTTCCATATCAGTTTTAAACTTTGCTTCAATCTCTGTGAGCTTGTTACCAAGGATAAGTTTATCGGCTTCTGTTGTTACAAAGGAGCGTACTGTTTCCCCCACGTCTTTAATAAGTCCTCCGGCAATAGGAGATACTAGATCAGTTATCCAGCTCATTATGCAATCTCCAGCGTTACTTTTTCTTTTACCGCTAAAGCGTCTGCAATTTTAGGATAAAGCCTTGATACTGCTACCTTAGATGCACCTATAAAATCATCATCCATAGAATCATTAAGAGCACCAACGATAATGCACCCCTCTGTATCCTTTGAGCTATTGCCAGCATGAATACGAACACCAGTAAAATTAGGTACTCCTTCAAGTAGTGGCATCATTTTTTTAAATCGTGTACTCATAGTCATAATGACATTATAAGTACCTTTTGGGATAGCTGTTTTGTTTTGTATTTTGACAGCACGTACAGCGTCCTCAACGGTAAAGCACTCAAACTCTCCATCAATATACATTCGTCCCTCTGTAAACTTACTATTGCCAGTTTTTCTTATAATTTTAATGTGCATATCAACTCCTTATAATTTAATAAGCCCCACCTAGATGAAGCCTATAAATTATTTTTTTGGTCGTACTCCGCCGCCGTTAGTTCTTCCTTGCGCCATTCTCAACCTCCTTTGTAAGATAAAATATCAATCCTATTGTAAATATACATTGGTCAAGTATGGAAATAATCTCATAATAATACAAATCAATGTCTAAAAAGAAGCAATATAAAAACCATGTTTGAATTGCAAGATATATAATTGATACTAAAATCATAAATTTATATTTCTTCATACTTTCAATAAGTGCTATTACCGCCCATAGCTTTACTCCAAAAAGAACTAAGTGCATTGTTAATAACATAGATGAAATCATAATTGTTTTTCCCTGCTCTGTAATACAGCTACCTGCATTTTTAGATCAACTATCGTACTTGATAACCATAAAATAGATGCAACAATAATAGACCCTGATATAGCCCAAAAGGACTTTACCATCATTCCAACCCCTTGCGCCTTTCCGTTAATAGTAGCAAAAGTTTCATTAAGAGAATTTATAGCAGTAGTAAGCTTTTCTATTTGCTCATCTGTCTTGTTAGCTGCTTCTCTTTCATGTATTCTATGAGCCTCTATTGTAGCCATGCTTTCGCTTAGTTTTTGAACTTTATCTGATAATCCTCTAGTTGCACCAATGTTTTGGCTAATTAATGTTTCTAGTCTTTTAATTTCAGATAAAGTATCACTCATTATACGCCTTACTTTTTATTGATTTATTATAACATTTATTTTGGCTGTAAAACTATTCTAATAAGTATCACTGCTAAAAGTGCTATGCCTACTATTAAGTCGATATTTGTGTTTAAAGCCATTCTACACCTACAAACTCACGAGCATCGGCAATACTATCACTCCCAAAATGTTCTTCACCGCCAAAGCGTACACCTAAGTAAAGTTCTTTAGCAGTTATTAGAGATACACCACGAGCTTTAAGAGCCTTATAAAAGTATTTATCGCAGTCTTTGCGAGGGAATAGCTTTGAAGCATAAAGAGCATCATGCAAGCAACTCTCATAGGCGTAATCCATTGGGCATCCGACTACACTCCAAAGACTACGGGGGATACTTGCCCCATCATAGATGAAACCTTTTTGTACTGTTATTAATATGTTTCCATCTTTAAATCCAAGAGGTGATAATAATTGGAACTTACCACCCTTTAAAGCTTCTATTCTAAGAGGAGAGATAAACATTATGATTCCGTCATATCTATTGTAGATTTCAGCTGCATACTACAACCCCTACTGTAGTATTAAATGGAATTGGGAATAAACGTCCATTGGGAAGTTTAGTTGCTCCACGAAACATTCCTCCGCTATAATAATTCCCTGCTACAGTAGTCAGTGTGTCATTAATTGGGTCATATACTTTTGCCTTAGTTGCTTGAAACGGAACGATATATACACGCCCATCATCAAGTTTAGTACACCCAAGATAATTTGCAACTCCCTCAGTTCCATAGGTTCCGCTTGGGGTAGAAATAGTATCAGTTACGGGATCGTAAATGCGAGCCGTTGCGCTCTTATGCGGAGCTAGAAATATTTTACCATCGTTAAGCATTACGCACGTTGCAAGGCTCTCTGCATAAGGAAATGTACAATTTGATAGTGTTAATGTATCAGTTGCAGGATCATAAATCGCCGCTTTTGAAGTCATGTGTGGAACCATAAAAACTTTACCATCAGGGAGCAGTAATCCACCTGCATAGGCAAATCCACTTGGGAATGTGCCCGATGGAGTAGAGAAAGTATTTGTAATTGGATCATAAATCTTTGCAACTGTAGCATTATGAGGGATCATGTATATTTTTCCATCAGTTAGCTTCACAGCACGATTATATGCGTAATTACCTGCAAAGCTTCCAGTGCTAATAACTGTATCCGCTACTGGATCATAAATCTTTGCTACTGTAGAATTGTATGGCACCATGAAAATTCGCCCATCATCCAGTAGCATTCCTGCACTAAATTGCCCTGATCCTGAAAAATCACCCATTGGGATGTTTAAAGTATTTGTACCATAGTCGTAAAAACGTGCATATACTTCATTATACGGTACTAAATAAATACGTCCATCGTCAAGTAAAACTCCGTCCGCAAACTGATTTGAATTAGCACCACCAAAAGCAAAAGGTAGGTTTATTTTTCCACATGATTTCATTTCTAACTCCAATTTTTATTTATTATACTATTATATCTTGATTGCCATATTATGTGACTATTATTGCGTACTTGCTAACTGAAATAATGCATCAATATCAGCATCTGATTTCCCAAGCACTGTGGCCATTGTAATAAAGCTAGGCCAATCTCTTCGGAATGTGAGGCGATTTTTATAGTCATTAATCAGCAATTTATCACCGCTAGACATTACCGCATTATCCACAATTGTATCTAAGTTACTAATAATAAGTGCGGCAAAGAACTGCGCCCTTGATACTTCATTATATGATACTGCCATGGAAGAATTAATATGAGCCTCAACTTCTAACACTGTCATGGCTACTTTATCACCTATTAGATAGTCTTGTGATCCATTATCCTCATAGGCAAATACATTTCCGTTTGTGTCTTTATAATGCTTCATTTATTTTCCTTATTCATGATATTGAAATTAATAATAATTTTATCTAAGCTCCATCCATTTAACAAGTCCTCCGCCCGGGACAGATGAATACGTATTTCCCGGAGGTATGACATAAGAACCCCCAACTAAATATTTTGTAGACGCAACTCCATTAATAGTAAATGTACTAAGTGTTACTGCCGATCCTGCTTCTACTGCTACTATGATTGGATTTCCAGTGCTATTGGTATATGTAGTGCCTGACGCTCTACTACCAGTAACGTCCTGCCATGTCTGACCATATCCTAAAGAACTCATTGCCGCTAATGCTTGACCTCCAATACCTTGGATAGTAGAAGGAGCAGTCACCCAAGTTCCTGCCGTTGCTTCGGTAATATCAATAAATCCTACCACTCTAAAAGGAACATTACTTCTTGCGCTTGTAGAATAAATTATACTTTCTGAATCTGCCGCTCCTGCTCCACCTTCTGCGGTTGTACTTATAAGAGTAGTTTCATCAAGGTTATTACCACCTGATAGATTTACAATAGCAAGCTCAATAGTTCCAGCATTATCAATAGCAATTAATACTAAACGTGATGCAGTTGCGCTGATAGTTCCAAGAGTAGAGCCACTTGATACAGTCATTGATATTGGGGATGCTATTGTCCTTGTATTTACAGTACCATCGCCAAGTGTTGCGCTTCTAAAGTCTAATGAGGTTGCATTTAATGTAACCGTAAGAGCGTTTGCGGCTACAGATGATGTGATTGGTTGGATTTTAGAACTATTACTACCAATAGCTGAATAAAGCGTGTCGAAATATGTTTTTAGTGTTGCTCTTAAGTTAAGCCATGAAAGCTTTTTGAGAACATTAGATGCGGCACTATCAACAATCGGCAATAAATCCGCATCGACCGGTGTTGTTTTAGCGGTTGCGGCATTTGTGTTAAATGCTACGTCGGTAGCATTCTTCATATTTGCAAGAAGTACAGCGTCGTCGCCATCGTCTAAAACGCTCTGTGTAGTTCTATCGACGATTAGCTGTGCAAGAGCTACCGACATAAACGACGTTTGGCGTAATACTTTATTAACGAAATTAGCCCTTGCAATCCCCGGCTGATTTCCTAAAGTCCTTTGAGTGTCTGCCGCGTAAGCAACTTGTGTTAATACATTCGCTCCTGTATCGTCAGCGAATAGTAAAATATCATTTGCCATTTATTCTCCTTATTAAATTTCAATAGGCCATTGGCCAATATCCCATCCAGCTATCGCGGTGTTATTTACGTCCCATCCAAATAATGCACCCGACTCTAACGTAATTGCAAAATAATTAATCCTAACCCCTACGGGTTTAAGGGCTAAATATCCCTGCGTTAGTAACGCTTGATCTACTGCACCGAGCTTTGTTCCTGCAACTCCGACAGTCATTGTCATATCTTGATTATCTTGGATAATAATAGCTGAATCCTGAAAAATATCAACCCAGATAGTGTACGCACTTTCAATCGTTCCGTCCCATTGGTTAGAGGCAATTTTAGCTTTAATGAATTTTCGATAACTATCATCTGGTAAAGAAGTTAACCCAGCGGTAGGATCAAACTCTCCTTGCCATGTTCCGCTATCCCATCCGACTAGTGCTGTGCCGTCCCATTCAAAATAAACACCAGTGAGAGGTATGGATACGTTACGATTAGCCCCTACCCATTCACCGATTACGTCAAGAGCTGAACCGATAGCGGTATCAACATCATAAAGCGAAGGGATATTTAAAAGTATATTTTCTATTTCGACATACGGCTCAACATCGGAGGTGGTCATCGCGACAAATTTAGGCTTGTCGTTATGCTGTGATGTTATTAAAGCTGTGTAGTCAGTTGTTGTCATACTACGATTACCGTTATGTCAGTAGTCAAAGATATTGCAACTTCATTAAACGCAAGGACGATATTTGAAGTCCCGAAAGCACCCGCATTTTTAGCAATTCTTAATAATGAAATATCAAACGTTAACCCTGCCGCTGTTCCTGATAAGTTCGCTGGAACATAAAGCTTTGTTAAATAAACATCGTCACCGATTCCAAGCGTTGCAATATAATCGACCAATGCTTGTTTAATTGAGTCAGCGTATGCCGTTAAATATCCCGATAGTGCAGATATTGTTACCTCAACTTTAATGGTGACATTTGTAGGGCGGTAAAAGTTAATCGTGTTCGGCACACCATAGCGATCATAGTTCGTCGCTGAGGTTGTTCCGTATGTTGGAGTTCCGGGGGTTTTCCTTAGTGCGATAGAATCAGCTATTGCTTGTGTCACTCCACCTTCTACTACTGCCGAAATGCTATGAGCTGGTATTCCATCAGTGTCAGTTATGTTACTGTCATTCTCATATACTTTTGAGCGTGTAACGCCTATTGTGTTTGCAATGCCACCCTTTATACCTTCAAGAACTGAAAGAGAAGGCATGGCGGTTGATACTCTTTGGCGTGTGCGAAGTTCCGCGTCTGTTTCCATGTTGCGCCCTGAGGTTGCCGCCGATACATTATTGACGGTTTGCCATCCGAGTGTTGGAGTTGCTATCTTTGTGATCGTTGCCGAAGAAGCCGTAATAGCCCCTGCGGTTTCTGATGTTGAAGTTACTACAATCGAGCCACCCAAAGGGATCGTGACCGTTGCGGGTAAATTCCATTTAGCCCCATTGGTATCTTCTGCTTTACCATTTGTTATGACTGTTCCAGCTGTTCCAATGATTGTTAAATCGACTGTGCTATTTGTTGCGGTTAATCGTCTAATTCCGTTTGTCTTTACAGTAGAAGATAGCCATAAACCCTGTGCGAAGGTAGGAG